TCTGCATTATGACCTACATCTTTTAACCAAGTTTCAAAGAATTTGTTTTTAGGCATATATTGTAAAATACTAGTAACTGATGGGTAATATTGTTCATTTCTAGAATAATATCTGTTATCCATTATTGTTACTCTTTTCATTTCTTGATCAATTTCAAGTATGCGTGTTGTTTTTTTCTTAAAAACATTTACATTTTTTTCTATCATATCAATTGCAATTTACTTTCCATCAATTTATAGTTAGTTAATGGAGTTGTTTTTTGGATTAGTTTTGTGAAGTGTTCAAATCCCATATCAGAAGGGTCTTTCCCTTCTAGTTTTACTAAATATACTTCTTTACCTTCGTTAAGAAGTAATTCACAAAATTCTAAAGCCTTATTTAAAGCATCATTATCAAGTGCTATATATATTTTTTGTACCTTTGAGGTAACAATTTTTTTCATCAATGCAGGTTGAATATTTTTCCCAAATAGCGGAATAGCATTTCTTTTAATTGCAATAGCATCAAATGGACCTTCACATAATATAATAGGTAGATCCCAATTAATAAACATTTCAAACGGTATAACATCACGAGAAGCTTCTGGATTACGGTATTTTATGTATGGTTCTTTTTCGAATGATCTCGCGGTGAAATAATTTAAATTACCGCTGTCACTATACGAGGGTATAACTATCATCTTAGCATATTGACCATATTCACAAAATCCTATTCCATATTTATCTATATCACTTTGTGTAATATTTCTTTTACGTAAATAATTTAGAGCATGTCTTGAAATAAGAGTATCATCAAATTGTTTAAATTCAGAGGGTAATTCAACTATATTTATATCCTGTGATTTTTCATATATTCCTCCAGATTTAACTAGTGGTTTTAATTGAGCTATAAATTCAGGGGATTGTTGAGATTGTTTAAATAAACTTCTAATGGTTTGGCCCTTTTTACCACAAGTCCAACATGCCCAAGGATTTTTACCTTCGCTATTTTCTGTAAAGTTTACTTCTAATTTCAGTTTATGGTGATTGCAAAAAGGACAAGTATATGCTTGGTTTCCCCTTGCGGTTCGTTTACCTTGTCCTAAAGCATTATTTACTAGATTTACTAATAGTTCATTTACCATAAATTATAATATACAAAACTAATTTTGAGAATCAAAGTCTTTTTAATAATATTTAAAAGTATATCCTTTTAGAGTTGGGTAAGGATATTTTCCTTTTACAAATGAACAAATACAACCTTTACTAATATTAAAATATTCACTACATTCTTTTATACTATTAAATATTTGTTGAGTTTCTAAACATATAATTTTTTTAGTTTTTTTACCTATTTTATTTTGAGATATTTTTTCACAAATGTCTTTACTTAATTTTCTTCCACTTAATTTTTCCTTTAAATTATCTTTATGTTCTTGAGTTCTTATATAAGATAAACCACTTCCATTCTTTTTTAAAAATTCACTATGTTCCGGTCTTTTTTTTCCAGTCCATGCGGGTTTTGAAGCTAATTTAATGTTTAATCCATCAATATGACTATTAAATGATAAAATATAATTTTCTTCTTTTTCATTTAACTGGTATTTAGAACATTCCTCTAAAATTTCAAATATATGATTTTCATAACCATGTTTTTTTAATGAATTATAAAGTTTTAAGGATTGACTACATTGAAGTTTTTTATATTCTTTAAATCTTCTTTCAATGTCTATACTTTGCCCAACATATATTTTTTTAGATGGACTTGTTATTTTATATATTCCTATCATATCTTTTATTATACATATTGAAGAATTTACCTAAAATATCAAATAAGGAAATCTTTCCGGAAAAAACGTCCTTGTATATTATCGTTAATCCAATCATCTGGGTTTTCTAGTACTCCATGGATAAATAGGTATTTACATTCATAATATGTTAATAATTTTTTATTATCTACTATGTGTAATATTTTACGGTCAAAATCAGATTGCTTACCTTGTTTAATTAATTCTAGGATAGGTTTAGCTGAACCATAATATGTTTTCCAGTCTGATTCTTTTATTATTTGTTTGGTTGTTTTAGCTCTACCTCTAGTTATGGGTTGTTCTGCTAGTTCTTTTTTACCTAATTTTTTATTTAGAGTATGGTAGAGAGATTTTTTACCTAAATATGATTTACCTGAGGGTAAATGGATTGTTATATAAATAAACCCAAATGTGCCTTCAGGAAAGTCTGTTAATTCTTGTATTTTATTACCTTTATAAAACCAATTTGACATAAATTATAAATCTAAGTTTATCATTATTGTTGTATCTGTTACAGCAGATGAAGGTAATGGTTGGGCTAATTTAGCTACAGCCAATAATTCTTTATTGTTGTTATATAAACCAACTGTTGTAACATATGGTGTAAAATATGAACCAGTAGCAAAACTAGAAATTGTACCACTATTTGAACTACCTGATATTAGACTTGGGTTTTGAGAGAAATTAAATTCATTTTCTCTAATAGTACATTTATATTGGGATTCATATATAGTTATTGTACTATCAAAAGCACAAGTTAAATCAGGGCTATTAATAAAATCTTCTATAAAAGAAGCATCATTAGCACCATAAGTACCACTTCCATAATTAATATAACCATAACCATCTTGAGCAGGTATACCATCGTTTGTTAAAATGATCATACCATGTTCATATATTATATCTCCTACTTTTAAACTACCTGATAGTAGATTTCCTTGACTATCATCGTATATAACTGTAGATGATAAACCATCAAAATAGTTATCTATATAATCATCATCAATATAATCATTCACACTAGCATTTCCACCACTTATAGCTAAATGAAAACTACCAGGTTTAATATATTCCCCAAATAAATTTGAAGGGATAGAAATTACACCTATAATTTCATTTGAACCTGTTGGAAAATATCTATTAGCAGGTAATGTATTTGTTAGATAATTATAATAACTTGGTTCATATGTAGGTCCTGTTATAGTCCCATCAGGGTTAAATGATGCAGTATTGGCTGGTGAGCCATCATCTCCATATAAGAAATTGGAATAATAAAGTTCTCTAATAGAACGGTATATTAAAAATTGGTCTTGAATCGTATTATATCCTGTTGGGTTTGAGCCCGATATCCATAGGAGAGGTTCAATATTATCTCCTATAAATAAGTCAACCCCCGAACCCGTTAAAGCAGCAGTTCCAGTATATAGAAATGTTTTATTTACTTTAAAAGGCGAGACTATAACATCTGATGTAATAAATGGTTTGAATATGCTCATTCATTCTTAGAAATCAAGTTTTACTCTTATAAGAGATTCTTTGGTAAAGTCTTTAATTAGTGGTCTTGATAATTTAGCAACAGCAACTAATTCATTACTATCATTATATAAACCAACTGTTGTAACGTATGTTTGTGGGTTATTTATAAAACTACTATAAATTACCTCACCTGTAGATCCTGAAATAAATGATGGATTTTCTGAGTAATTGAATTCACTATTTCTAGATCTAACAAATATAAAATCTGATGTGATTGTTTCTTGGGAATTAATAGTAAAGCTAGCTCCTAAATTTATAGCGTTATATAATCTCCCATTATTTAAACCATCTGAATTATTTGATCTGCTAGGTGCAACACTAATTGATTGGGATATTGCTAATGGGTTTAATAGAATTAATCCTAAATCAGGGAATACTAAACCATATGAACCAGATCCAGCTACATATCCACTATTAGCTAATGAACCTGCAGTTCCATTTGATCCTGATATTAATTGGAATACACGAGATGCTCCAATAAATGTATTAACTAATACATCATTTGAGTTATCTGTTAATTGAATTCTTCCTCCTGAGCCTGATAGAGTCATATTTAATGAGCCAGGGAATAGGGATTCTTTATATCTTGCTCTTTCAAAATTTAAAGCCCAAAAGTTTGAACCTGTTACAACATTATTTCCAGTACCAAATACAAAATTAGCATTTTCATCCTCTAAAATTAATGTTCGATATTGCCCATAAGTTGTTTTTGTAGGAGAATTTTCAGGTACTGCATTATTATATAATTCACTTCCACTACCTTTAGAATCACAATATGCTATATCAAATTGAACAGCAGCTGTATCTTCTGTTGATGAAGTTTGATAAATACTTAAATAGTAATTACCTGATGAACCTGCTTCTTGTGTTGATGAAGTAAAGAAAGAAGTTAATGTAGGTGAATCTGTTGACCAAAGTGTAGAGGTGATTGAATCACTACTTACTACAAAATCTTCAGCATCGAATCTTTTAAAGCTCATTTATTTATTTTTTAGTTTGTTTTATTAATAGTAACAGGGATAGTTAATCTAGCACCACTATCTAAACCTACAACTGTTAATGTAGCAGATAATTGAGTATTTGTTCCAAATAATGTATTTACAGTAGTTGCTCTTAAATTAATTTGAGTACCTGTAACTGTAGTAGATACATTAGTTCCTAATGTTGTTGTTGTATTAGCAGTAATAGCAGCTGTTGTATTAATACCAACACCATTAAATGTACTCATTAATCTAACATCTGAGATTGTAGCTGAATATCCACTAGTTTCATATGCTTGAGAATTACCTAGGTAATTAAGTGTTTGTGGTGTAATAGATAATGAAGCTCCTTGTACTAATGATATAGCAGAATATCCTAAATCCAGTACAGGTAATTTAGCTGTTCCACGAGGTAGAGTAGCTAATTTATATTTCATAATTTGTGTTTCCTGTGGGAAAGCTTCTAGTAAAGGCATATTTTCAATATCTTCACCACAAAAAGAAGAACCTGAGGGGTGGGTAGGGTTATATAGAGTGTAATCTATTTCGTCATCTGCTAATGCAAATTGAGTGATTCTAAATGAACCATCATTTTTAGCTAGTAATTCTCTACCTTTTGTTGTTAATATTGCGTCAATTGTAACGACTTGATTATTTAAATATCCCATATGTTATTTTATTATAAATATATTATACTAATAAATATTACGGAAGCAAACCTTTCTGTGTAAGATCCACAATAAATGTATCTATATTTTTCTTTAATGGTGTTGATATAAATTCAGGACTAATAATGTATGGACCTGTTGAATTTGTTGGTTTAAATCCTTCAAATATAATCACACTAGCATCTTCAACATATCTACGAATTAAAAAATGATTTAAATTAATTGATGATGAAGGTAATGAATTATTGAATTGTACCTCTAAAGAACCTGTTGAAGAAATTCTAGTAGATCTATTATCCCCTACATCAAATATATCTTTTACCATAAATGTATTATCTTCATTACCCTCAAATCTAAACTCATCTCCAATTTTTAAACTCCATGGTAATGTTATAGGTTCAAATCCAGATCCTGTTATATTTATTTGGGTAAAATCTTTATCATATAAATTACTAAGAGTTTGAGAAGCTGTTATAGCAAATAATTGTGTATTATCAGGATATCCCCATATAGAATTAGTTCCTGAAGATGTAATATTTGTATTTGTTGGGGCTGGGGATTGTTCTATTTTAAAATAAGATCCTCCTTTTGTATACCTAGCAGCATTGATTGTAGGTCCATAGGTTGAAGTAAAATGTCCTCCTCTAAAGAATATAGCATCTCCATCTCTCATATCTTGTGGATTAAGAGTATATAAAAAATCCATATCAGGAAGAACAGTTATACCCGTTCCGTTATATGATGTAAGATTTGAATTTCTTGTTTGAGTTTGTAATATAGATTCCCCACTAATAGAACTTGAATATATAAGATTAACAGTTACTATATGAGTTTGGGATCCGTATAGAGGATGTTGTAAAAATGGTTGAATTTTACCTTTTATAGTTAATGATATGTTTTC